TGTTTGGGTAGCTGCACTTAGAAGTGTTGAGCGATTCAATACAGAGCAAGGTGAACGTACATCGGGTCTTTTGGGTGTCGCCGAAGACGCTCTAATCATTGCCGCTGAAGTGCAGGATTTGGATCGTCTATTCAAGTTAAACGATAGCCAAAATACACAGGAGGGACAAGCATGGGCATACAATCTGCTGATGAAAGCATCCCGTATTCTGGACCCTGCAATTGCAGAGGGACCATCGGATATGTCCGAGACAAAAACGGGTACTGGGTCCACTCCAAATGTGGTAAGCCGAGTCCTCCGACGTTTGAAAAGCTTCGTCTGGGTAAGGTGAAACCACAATTATAAGCAACATCGAATGGGGTAAATTCCCCATTCTCAGGTCCTATAGCTCAGCGGTTAGAGCATCCGCCTGTCACGCGGAAGGTCGCCGGTTCAAATCCGGTTGGGATCGCGCAATATAAACCCATCAATTCTCAAAAGGAGAATATCTTGTCTTATTACGAAGCACTGACTGAGGAATACAATTCGGAATTCGATGACAGTCCCTCAGCCGTTGCCGGTAGAGATGAAACTAGACTCAGGGCAAATTCCAGTTCCGCAATCGAATTGACCGATTATGATCTGGCATTGGTACTGGGTGCTCTCGAAGAGGCTGCACACGATCTCTTCGGAAATTCTCTTGTGTCCTCTGCAAAAAGCAAGGATTACAAGCACAGCCGTATTCGGGTGCAACTTTCGCGTCCGCTGAAGACAGCAGAAATAGAAAAGCTAACAACCGATCATCATGTAATTGGTGGTCGACTCAATGTTACCCGTCGCGACGATGACGGATTCCTATTCAAGCTGCGCGTGAGTCCTAAGGGGACTCACGTTTGGGCGGATGCGGATGTGCCGTCGCGACTACTGTTCGAGGTAATTGCGGCTGCATTGGACGCGCATTTCGTCAATGTTTACCCAACCGCCGTCCGTACATTCACCGAATACCACGCCTAAAATATCGGCGTTAAAACCTAGCCATTTTGGGTGAGAATGGTTAGCTTGCGTAAGGGCTAAGCTGTCCCTGTGAACCTAACCTATCTTGTTATGATAGCGATGGGGGAAAACAGTGGGAATGGGAAATGGCCAAGCGTTTTCCGCGATTCCCTACAGGCGCATAACTCAGTGGAAGAGTGTCTCGTTTACACCGAGAAAGTCGTGGGTTCAAATCCCTCTGTGCCTACACAAAGGAGGTTAAATTGTCGGCAGATGACTTACGTACACAAGTCAGTAAAACAATTGGGAACTTGAGAATAGCGCAGTTCCATTTGGGACAGGTTCGCGAATTAGTAGAAGAGTCTACTGCGGACATTCTAGCGTATGATCTGACCAGTAACTCAGTATATGTAGCCAATGCTGCTCGGATAATTCCTTCCGCAGTGAATGAGCTTCAAAAGCTAGTGGATACTTTAGCTGATGCCGGAGCTGAATTAACTCAATACAGATGGGATTTGTAATGGCAAGTGCAGCGGAACTGAGACGCAGTCTGGAAAATGTTACTACTCGCTTGAGCGTTGCTAGGACACTAGTCATGAATGCGCGACTCAATGCACAGGATCAGAGAACAGCATTAGCGATGCTTCAAACCGACGCTATGGATGTGCAAATTGCCATTCAGGGTCTCACTAAGATCATCGATGATCTGGAAGCTACAGCCGGTGATTTTGATCGTACACAAAGGGATGTCGATAACTACCGCTGGTCGATCTAAATGAGTGCCGCAGAACTGAGAGCACAAGTTGTTGCGGTGTTGGATGATCTGGCTTTGATAGTGAACCAATTAGAAAACATCGATAAAGGATTTCAAAATATCCAAGGTGATCTATTGGTGATGGGTATTTCTGATTCCAACCATTCTATCGCTGGTGCGGTCGGAATGACGGAAGCGGCACAGCAATCTTTGGATGCAACAATTAATCACTCATTTAACTTGCGTCAAAGATTGACGGCTTATCGAGATGTGCTTTAAATCAGAATGGCAAACACATTTTGCCATTCACTGGGGTGCGTGGCGAAATTAGGCAGACGCGCCAGACTTAGAATCTGGTTCCTTATGGAGTGAGAGTTCGATTCTCTCCGTGCCCACGACTGTTAGTCTCAGGTCTATTAGAGACTCCGACCCTCGGATGGGGTAGGGGAATGGAAATGTTGTGACTCAGTTTGGTCGTAGTAAGGGTTTAGCCCCGAAAGAAAACCACCTTGACCACAATAATTGTGCACACCATTCCCCGGATCTGGAATCATGGCAGAGTCTGGTAATGCGGCGGTTTGCTAAACCGTAGGACTGAAAAGTCCCGGGGGTTCAAATCCTCCTGATTCCGCGCAATCAACTAGAAAGGAAATGCAATGCCGAATGTAGCTAATCGTAAGGGTAATGGCAAAGCTGGTGGTGGCCTTAAGGCCAGAATCGCTGATTGGGAAAAGGAAACCCCGAACGGCTATGCTCGAAACGGTAACGGTGTACTGAATGCACGGCACATTAAGCCTGGCTCACAGAATCCACGAAAGGGCGGAGTTGGTAAAAGCAGAGTGGCCCATCGCTGAAAGAGCAGCGGATATAGAGAAAGCAAAAGGGCATCAGAAGGATCAGGCAAGAAATCAGGACAACCGAAAAGAAACAGATCCTAAACCATGCACAGTGGAGGGACATTGCAAATAGATCTAGTCACCCACGCAGGCGGCAGATATAGAGCAGTCTATGTAAATGGTGAATTAGCCTACAATGGCAAGATTATTCCAGACGCCATTTGGATTCGTATAGTTCGGCAGGTGGGATACAGCAATTTTCCTCCTGAATTTCGAATCTGGGCACACCGTAGCGAGGTCGGCATCGATTACCCTGAATTACTGATCGATGTTATGGATCAATTGATTGATCTAAATAAGGCTAGGTAGCCCAATGGCAGAGGCAACAGATTTAAGTCCTGTTTAGTGTGGGTTCGAATCCCACCCTAGCTACAAGGGGGAGAATTGGCCCGGTCGCCAATACCGGTCTCCCCCGGAACGGTCGAATGGCGGAACTAGGCAGACGCGCCGGATTCAAGTCCCGGTACCGAAAGGTGTGAGGGTTCGATTCCCTCTTCGACTACGGTAGGAGCAAATTGTGTTGGCAATCAATGTTCACTGCAAGGGAGTTGCCGCTTCCGGCCGGAACGTCCATGGATGGCTACATTGGTGAACGGCAAATAAATCCAATCCTATCTGTGGGTTCCGGTTTTCTATGGCATTTAGCTCAGCGGTTAGAGCAGCTATCTTATCAATAGTGAGTCAAAGGTTCGAATCCTTTAATGCCAACTGGGATATAGCCAAGTGGTTAAGGCACCGTTCTGATAAGACGGCACGCATGGGTTCGACTCCCATTATCCCTACTGTCCGCCAATTTCCTTATTGGCTACTCATGAAAGGCACAAAAGTGCTTCGCAATTTACTGACAGTTTTTCTGGTACTGGTGCTGATGTTCACACCAGTAATGGTAATTGATTACATTCACAGCGGTCCGGCACAAGCAAACGCGGCCACTGTGGAAATCATCGGTCATGCAGGTGGTAAGGGAATTGCTCCAGAGAATACCATTCCGGGTATGCAGAAGACGTACGACATTCCCGGTGTGAACACCGTGGAAATCGATGTCCGATGGGGAAAGACCAATGAGGAATTGGGATTTGGCTTCCCTATTCTGATGCATGATGACACTGTTGATAGAACTACAAACGGAACCGGAACGGTAGTCAGCAAGAGTTTCACGACTCTTACTGGTCTATACGCACAGGATTATGCTCCGTACAACACAGATCCGCAGTACGCAAACACTAAGGTTCCGTATGCGTGGAATTTCTTCGAGAATGCCACACAGAATAACGGTAATTTGCTGCTGGATGTGAAGGTCACACCTAATCAGCCCAATATGGCTAAGCTGGTGGAGTATGCGGACCGATTCCCTAATGGTCGTGAACGTATGCAATACATGGGTTCAGCGTCCAATATCGACACAGTGAATAACTGGTTCCCGACACTGCATTACGTAGTGATCGAATATCCGCCTACCGGTCGTATCTATACAGGTGAATATCTATTGAGTCTAGGCGTTGAAGCATATGCCTTGCCCGATAGTCGTATTCCTACAAATTCAGTGCAGGCAAAAGCATTGGTAGATTACTATCATGCCTTTGATTTGGAACTATACACATGGACCAGTGACACGGATTTGAATACCAGTTTTGCTGAGCCACGGTGGGATTTCCTTGCTGATGCTGGGTTTGATGCAATCATCACTAACAGAGCCGCAGACGCATTGGCACAGTTGGGACGCTAAAAGGTGAAAACAGCCGGTACCTGTTCCGGGATTTCAGCAGAAATCGAAAACAGGAAATGCGCTGGTAGCTCAGAGGCAGAGCAGGTGACTTTTAATCATCGGGTCGAGATTTCGAAATTCTCTCAGCGTACGTCGGGAGCACTACCCTAGTAGTATTAGTAGTAGATGCAGCAAGCGCCATTAGCTGAGGGGATTAGCAATAGACTCTTAATCTGTGGACGTTGGTTCGATTCCAACATGGCGTACGGTTGTCGGTGGTAACTATATGGTCTGCGGCAGTCGCATTAAGGCTGTTCAATACGACGAAATAGTCCTGCTTTATTCAGTTGAGGATCTGGATATTTGAAACCGAATGACAGCGGAGATGCTATCCTCCTCGCGGCTGTCACCTAACGTATTCACCCAACTCAAGGAGTAGTAAATGGCAATTCAGGATTTGCCCACTGGTTACGAACAGGTTATCGAAACAGAATCCACACTCAGAAGCGAAACCCTAGCGGCACTCGCAGACGAAAAGCCTTTCCTATTCATTACTGCAAGTGTTGTTGATGGCGTTTTCTTGATGGAAATGGATTGTAACATCCCTGCGAATCAGCAGCGTCTGACTCGGACTATTCTCGAAAGCGCATTGAAGGCACTCAATGATGCCGGAGTCGGACTGGAGTAACAAAAAGAATAGGGTAGCTCTTACCTATTCTCTAGCGGGTATCGTATAGAGGCTATTATCTCTGGCTTCCAACCAGATGACGAGAGTTCGATTCTCTCTATCCGCTCATGGAAATATTAGAATGTATTGAATGTGGATATGAGCGTTCGACTGAAGATGATGGGCAGCAATTCTACGAGGTTTGTAGTATCTGCTATAGCCAAAGCTGTAAGACAATGGTGGGACCAGTTGACTTGTGTAGCGTGTGTTACGACACATGGGGACAATTAAAATGTGCTGATTAAAACTGCGCAGAACGTGTTGTTTGTTGGTTTCTTTATAGTAGCTGCGCGTAACTGATAGGTTGAGTGATCCCGGGAATTGTTCCTCCCGTCAGTGACAAATCAATCTCATAAAACGAAACCAACACTTTCCTTCATAGCTCAAAGGCAGAGCGAGCGGCTGTTAACCGCCTGATTCAGGTTCGAGTCCTGGTGAGGGAGCAAATTCCGAATAGGCCATTCGGAACTAGAGAGAATGCATACTAGTCACTGTCGCAATGTCTATGTAGATTCCGTGCGGGCATCGTCGTCGGGACGAATGTAACCAAACGCAGCATTGCAACCAATCACCTAACGGGTATGTGGAGATTGGTCATTCTCTTGCAATAGGGTAAAGGGAAAGCCGCGAATGAGCAGACTACTCTTTATCCGTTAGGAAGTGTGGCTGAGTCTGGCTTATGGCGCTAGTCTTGAAAACTAGTAGACGGTAATCAATCCGTCTCGGGGGTTCGAATCCCTCCGCTTCCTCGGTACTATTCATGGTGTCAAATCGTAAGTCACTATAGTTTAGTGCAAGAGAATAGACAACCGCAGAAAGCATTTACCATTGTGGAGAGATGGGACTGTACCCTTTGGGTGTTAGTAACCGGTTGATATGAATTGTGGTAACTCCCATTCCCTTTCATGTGCTATTCTCGACATGGACCTATCGTCTAACGGTTAGGACGCGAGATTTTCACTCTCGTAACCGGGGTTCGATTCCCCGTAGGTCTACTTAGGCACTCACAGCAATTACTACTAAAATCATTTGGGATTAAACAGTATATGTGCCTAGCAATGCCCTTTTAGCTCAGTGGTAGAGCAGCTCACTTGTAATGAGCAGGTCGTGCGTTCAAATCGTACAAGGGGCTCGGTAATACAATGGCCCATCGTCTAACGGCAGGACAGAGGATTTTGAATCCTAGAATCGTGGTTCGAATCCATGTGGGTCAGCAAAGGTGAGTAGTTTTCGGTGACGTGACGCCATGGTCGTATCCTTTATGGAGTAAATCGGTCTACAGAATTGGAACCGAAATGGATAGAGAATCTGCCACCATCCTAGGCAGTAGTCGCTTGCGGCGAGGTGGATTCTCTTTCTCGTCGGATTGGTGTAATGGTTAGCACAAGAGCTTCCAAACCTCTTAGAGTGGGTTCGATTCCTACATCCTTCGCTTAGGCGGTTACAGCAATTTATTACTAATCCAAAGTATAATTCCGCCTAGATAACGGGTAGTAGGTCAGTCAGGTCAGACGGCGCGCTTTGGAAGCGCGAGGACGCAGGTTCGAATCCTGCCTACCCGACGTGAAAATACCACTAAGAGATCGCATCTATGAGTGGCTCGATTGGAACTATGAGCTTATCGTGCAATGCTATATCAAACACAAACACTTAGAGAAAATGGATACTCGTGGACACTGTTACCGATGTGGTACCCGTATTTATCACAGTTGAAGTCGCTGATTGGTACTTCCAGTTAGCCTTTGCATATTATCAACAGGTCAAAACAAAGGTATCCAAAGAGGAGCGTGCAACAATGCTGAGAAAGCTTAGCATGTTGAAAGCGGCCACCCTAGATGCCAAAGAAGCACAATACAGACTAGATCTTGACAAAGGTCGGAAAGAAGGTAGCAAATGACTTTTCTGGATGAGCTTCAGAAGAATGCAACACCGCGTGCACGCACTGCTAATGGTGCGGTAGCACTTGCAACAACTCACAGTGCAGTGCTGGATTTCTTCGCAAGCGCTGGTGCAATGCGTAACAACGTTGCTGGTGCAGTAAAGCTATTCCGTGCCGCATTCCAAGAGGACAGACTACTTGCAGTACGTACTCTGTTCTATCTGCGAGACATTCGCGGCGGGCAGGGAGAGCGTGAGCTATTCCGTGCGCTATTCAAGGAACTACGTAAGCTGGCACCGGAAACAGCTAGTGCATTGCTGCGATTTGTTCCTGAATTCGGTAGATGGGATGATCTATTTGCGATTGCCGGTACTCACTCCGACGTAGCAAACCTGATCTATTCTCAGCTATTGAAGGATGAGGCAGATGCTCGTGGCGGTAATTCTGTTTCGCTATTGGCGAAATGGGCACCGTCAGAGAATGCATCTAGCAAGGTAGCAAAGCAGAATGCACGCGCTCTAGCAGAGTCATTCGGTTGGTCTGCTCGCGAATACCGAAACCGAATCGTGGCATTGCGTAAGTACATTGGTTTGCTTGAGCAGCAAATGTCTAATCGTGAATGGGATGAAGTGCAGTACGGAAAGCTTCCTTCACAGGCAGCACGTAAGCACAACAAAGCATTCCGTCGCCACGACGGTACTCGATACGAGGCATTCCTTGACGCTGTCCTAAGTGGAAAGTCAAAGATGAATGCTGGAACCGTTGCTACGTATGAGGTTTTGGATGTAGTCCGAAAGGGAGACAACAAAACAGCAGACGCAGTCTGGAAGTCACTGCCCGACTACACCAATGGCGTAAACGCATTGGTAGTTGCCGATACTTCCGGGTCAATGGGTTCGATCGGATACAATGTTGGCCGTACTCAGCCTATTGATGTATCGACATCTCTGGCTTTGTACTTCGCCGAGCGAAACACAGGACCATTCCACAACTACTTCCTGACATTCTCTGAGCGTCCGGAATTGGTACAGGTTCGCGGAAATACTCTTACCGACAAGCTAAGAAATATTTCGACTGCGAATTGGGGAATGAACACTGACATTCAGGCTGTATTCAATCTGGTATTGAAGTCAGCAAAGGCAGCAGGTGCAACTGCGGAAGATGTGCCGAAGGTAATTTACATCATCTCTGACATGCAATTTGATCGCAGCACTCGCAATTCTGATCTTACTGCATTCCAGAATGCACAAGAGCAGTTCCGTCAGGCTGGATACGAATTGCCTCACCTGGTGTTCTGGAACGTAAATGCAAGTGGTGATCACGCCCCTGCTCACAAGAATGACAGCAAAGTGACGCTCGTAAGTGGACTGTCGCAGAGCACATTCCGATATGTATTCGAGGGTAAGACACCTATGGAATCCATGTTGGACATTCTGAACAGCGAACGATACAGTGTCATCACTGTCTAATAGGGATGCTTTGGTAGCGGAGCTTCAAGAAATTGTACTCCGCTACCAGGCTAACCCATCCAGTTTGCTTTTTGAGCTGGAGCATTTCATGGGTATGAATGGAATTGATCCACCTCAGTTACCCACAATAATACGTGAACGGCAACTGCCAGAATGGAAACGGGCAGGCTTCAAATCCGAACAAGCAATGAAGGATTTCCAAAACCGTACCGATTTCCCTGGCTGGGACGCACTTTGAATTTTTAGACCCTCACAGCAACCACTTTAGTTATTGGTTCGAATCCAATATTGTGTGCCAACAAAATTACACAATTAGCTCAATGGCAGAGCAAAAATAAGGGGTCTAGTTCAACGCTAATAGTTCAAAGTTAGTAACAGCCTACTGTGAGTGGTGCTCAGCGCGCGAAAATACTGGCATTAAAAGCAGGCAGGTTAGAACACTGGTCGTCGGGACCAGAGATCCTAGGTGCGATTCCTAGGTTAGCGACTGTGACTGATCCGGAAGGCATCAGGGGCCAGAATGTGACTCTGGTTATTCGTGGGTTCGAATCCCATCAGTCACCCTCAATGTCGGGAGCACCTCCCTACTATTGTTAATGGTGAGACAGGTAAGGCACCGGCGCAGTCTGTAAAACTGTAGCGAGTAGGTTCAATTCCTACCTCATCAACTTAGACACAAACAGCAATTCTAACAATTCTCATTGAAAAGAGAGAGGTTGTCGGTTCGAGTCCGACCGTCCCCACTACAAGGGGATGTAGCTCAAATGGCAGAGCGCTAAAAGTTACGTGTCTAGTTAAAAATCTTCCGTGATGGAAAGGAGTGGCGTGATGCCAAGAGAAACAGTAAGAGATACCAATCAGCTCTACGATATTCAAGTCGGCTGGTCGGCAAACACAGTTCAATTAGGCCTGGAAACTGATGACTTTCCTAGTTTGCTGGATGCATTGAAAGCAAGCTATGAGGATATTTCAAAAGCTAAATCTATCTGGGCCTCGATGGACCGTGATGCAATCAACAGACTAATTCGTTTGCTACGTAAGGCACGTGATAGCGCCTATGGAGCTGACGCATAAACCCTAGACTGCCACGATAAGCTACCCTATAAACGGGTGCAGGTTGTAAAGGCTTATCCGCATTAGACCCTAACAGCAATCCTTAATAAAATTCTACTGCAAACAGAATATATTAAATGGGTCTAGGCGACGCGGGATGATTTGTAATGGTAACATGCCAGCCTCATAAGCTGGGCGATACGGGTTCGAATCCCGTTCCCGCTACTGCCCGCAACCTTAGTAGCTGCGATTTATTTCAAAGCCTTTGTAGTTGTGTAAGTGCAACAGAGACGCTCACAGCAATATCCTTTAGGATAATATTTTCTCTTGAACAGAAAATAAATGGGTTCAAATCCCATCATGGTATTGGCCATGGTATTTAATGCGTCTCGTCTTGTCTCTTTAGCTCAGTAGGTAGAGCATTCGGTTGAAGCCCGACGCGCATAGGTTCGATTCCTGTAGGAGACACTCAGCAATAGGAAGGAGTATGCGAATACCAATTACGAACGTATACAAGGGTAAAGCCCCTGATATACAACGGTGGTATCACAATTCCTCAACAGGAACAGAACAACCGGGCGTGTCTGCAATCGTAGATATGATGCCGAAAGGTGCTCTAGTTCCGTGGGCTGCTAGAATGGCTGCTGAATTCGTCGTCGGTAATATGGACGCGGTTTCAGACATGCTGTCCGAAAAGGACGGTGAAAAGCGAGCCATTGATTGGATTAAGGGAGCATCTTCCCGGTATTCAGCGAAAGCAGCACAAGAGGGAACCATGGTACATCACTACACGGAAACTGTAGCGAGAGCCGTAATGAATAACACCAAACCAAAAGCCGACGACATGCCGCAAGGTATGTTGCCATATCTCAAGTCCTATGTTCGATTCCTAAAGGAATTCGACGTGGAACCAGTGATGCTTGAGAATGTTGTTTGGGATGATGAGATTGGTTACGCGGGCCGACTGGATATGGCATGTCGCCTGCGAGCAATCGACAATTCACTGGTAATTGTGGACACTAAGTCTGGTGCGTCCGGTGTTTGGGAATCCGTTTCATTGCAGCAAACAGCGTATCGATATGCGCGTAGCTGGTGGAACGAGGAAACTGATACCATGGAAGACATGCCAGAGATTAGCAAAACATACGCATTATGGTTGCGTCCCCACGGATTCGCATTGATTCCTGTGGAATCTACTGAAATAGAATTGGCGCAATTCAAAAGACTTAGAGAGTCGCTTGAATGGAAGCTGACTCGTGGAAATAAAGTGATCAGACCCGCGATTAATCGCGCTCCAATCAAAAGACAAAGGAGGTGGTAATGGAATACCTCCTATTGGGTGGTCCGGCACACGGTACGATGAAGGAAATCGATAATGGTGAAAACGAAGTGACTATCTTTGTTCCGTCACCAGGAAATCCAATTCCCTCACCATTCAAGTATGTGCGTAGGCATGTTGATGCCGAGACACGCGCCGGAATAGTATTTAGACAAGTTCTTTTTGTAGAACAGAGCATGAAACCTGAGTTAGCGACTCAAGCTCTTGCGTCAGTATTGATGCAGCAATTCGCACAGGAATTGGTACGTCAGTTCATGGAAGGTGGTGAATACGTTGGTAATGTTGAAGAATCAAAGCTTTCCGGAAGTGACGCCGAATCCGTGCAGCGAAGCACAGGAGGAAGCGAGAGTCCTGCACCAGGAACTATCCTTATTGGTAAATGAGCTACGGGAATATGCAGACGGATTAAAGAAGCTCGAAGCTGATCCTTTAGTCGATGATATTGCCGAAGCAATATTGGGTATCTTAAAGGGTGATCGGTAAACATGGCACCAAAGACTTATCCGCAGCAAATTGCGGACCTAAAAGCAGAGAAAGAAGAGTTGCTAGATAGAATCACAACTCTTAACGATCAGCTTGAATCACTGCCGGAATTGCACGCGCAAATCCTAGAGCTGACCGGAAAAATCTCAGCCCAATCGCAACAAGATACACAAGGTTACGCAACATTACAGGCTCAGTTAAATGACGCACGGCAAACCGCTGCCAGTGAAGCATCCCATGCTCGCCGAGTCGTTGACGAAAATACTCGATTGGCTCACGTCAATGGTTTGCTTCGTAATCAGTGTGAGAAATTGCAGCACGCATTGGATGACACGTCTACTTTAGATGCTGCATTTCAAACGGTGAAAGAACAATTAGCTGAAGTAACAGCCAGAGCTGCGCAACGAGAAGTACAATTACGCGACGCAATAATTCAGAAAGAAACAGAACTGGATTTGCAATCGCGTGAATTGCAACAGCACCGTTTGCATAGACGTAATGTTGATAGAATTCTCGGCGAGGTACGAGCAGCATTACAAAGCGCGCCGGATGTCCTTGGTTCATTGAAATATATTGTCGGTATAAATGGTCCGAGCACAGAGTAGAAAATACCGAGGATACGAAACCCAAAGGTTAATTGCTAAGCGATGGGTAGCAAATGGAATGGCACCTTATGCTGTTCCTGTTGGCGCGGGCGAACAAGGGCAGGATATTATCAATCCACCGGTTGGATTGGTAGTTGAAATCAAGGCTCGCGATACTGTGACTTTGCCTGTCGCATTAGCACAGGCAATTAAAAGTAATCCGAAAGCAATACCTATTGTTATTTGGCGACACAATGGACAAGGCGAAGTAGCAATAGGAAAGTGGACAGTGACATTATTTCTCGAAGATTTCGAGAGATTTTATCAAGCATGGAGGAATTGCAGTGCCGCGTGAACTATCACCCGAGCAAAAAGCACAGCTAAAAGAAGCACTAAAGACTGCTGATCCGGCAATGATCGAAAAGTACGGAAATCCGCTGGATGACAATGATCCTCGCAACTGGCTACCCTCTGAAAGGGAGTCACGAGGATTGTCTGATCGGGATCGGCTAAAGGTACTAGAGCTGGATATGGAAAGAATTAGCGACACTCTAGGGCTTTTGGTAGCTAGGGTAATGAAACAGGAACAGCTACAAATGGTTCGCGATCTGACTGAGGAATTCAAGACTAATCCTGAAGCGGCAACGCAAAAGGTAGTGGAAATGCTCAGCAATCTGCCTGGGTCTCGCGGACCTAACGGCGATGAGGGTCCGGCATATGCTGGCTCTACTAACGGATTGAAGCCTACCGATTTGGTCGAAACACCAGACGGAGTAATTATGGCACAGCAGATTCCTGGTTACCGCGACGATCCAAACTGGTCACCTAGTCCAGATTGGAAGGAAGCTAATTGCATGTGCCCAATGCATAAGGCACAGCGAGCAGCCGCCGCGCAGGATACACGATTCGATGATCCCCGTGGCGGGATGTATTTGTAAGAGAAAAAGGGTCCGGCTGAAAAGTCGCGGCCCTTTTTCTTTTGCTAGGAGTTGATCTTGAAGTGACCTTCATACCACAACCCTTACGAGACAAACTAATCTGGGTCGGCATCGATCTTGATGGCACATTGGCTACTCCTGTTTGGACTCCGGATAATCCTACCACGGATATAGGAGATCCAATATGGGACAATGTGAAAAAGCTATATGCGCTTGTCGGCGCGGGGTATAAAATCATTGTACATACATCCCGACCATGGACCGATTACCAGATCATCGAACAATGGCTTCGCTACCATGACATTCCGTACAAGGAAATACAATGTGGAAAGCCATTGTATGCAGCCTATATCGATGATCGCGCCATCAATGCGGACGCAGAGGATTGGACACCTAGTGGCAGATAATGCACGATGTATCTGTGGACATAGGAAAGCAGACCACACACTTCGATCCGAGATTTGCGATCATTGCATGTGCAGTCAATTCAGATTGGATTTATCCGTTACACAAGCCGAATCTGAAAGATTGGATAAGGAAATTTCCACTCCAGAAAAGAAAACGTCTCTCCGATCTTCTTTGCTGAATGAGGCAGAGGAATTGGTCACGGGAGATAGGAACAACCAATATGGCGAACCTCATCAGGATTTCGCTAGAACAGCAGGCGCATTGACAGCACTCGGATATCGGGGGCCTAATGGACGTGACATGCAAGCACATGACGTGGCCATTATGGTCAGTGTTGTTAAGATGAGTCGTCTAATGTGGACACCCACAAAGCGAGATAGCTGGGTAGATATCGCGGGCTATGCAGCCTGTGGATATGAGGCAGCAGAATTGACACTCAATTCAGAGAAAGAGGTTGTAAATGGTAGCTAGCGCAGCAACACGTGGCTCAAAGTCCGGAGCACCGGGCGACGAAATTGATCTATTGGCAGACATGGATACCGGAGTAAGCAATTCTCCCGCAGACGATGAGGATTTCGATCTGCTTTCTGACATGTCTGAGTCTGAGGCAACTGCTTGGATGCCGTGGGATAACGACGAACAGCCCAACGGAATTCAAGGAACTGTTGTGCACGTCGGAACCGTTACGCAAGATGCAAAATACGGTGGAGACGAAGTACCTTACGTCGAATTGCGAGACAAGAATGATGCCGATTTGGTTTGGGGGATTCGTGGTTATTCCACAGTTCTGGGCAACCAATTGCAGCGTGAAATCGACAATGGACTACGTAGCGGAGACGTGCTAGCAGTAATGCACCAGGGAATGAAGACAAATCGTAAGGGTGACAACGAATATCGTTCATTCGCTGTCAAGTCACTAAGGAAGTAAATGAGTTTACGAGTAATTCCTCCTAAGCATGTTGGACGATACGCTTTACTGGTCGAATACGGATCTAGTACGCCGCATTTCAAAACCTATAACGATTTGGGACATGCTAAAAATGCTTACTACCATCGTGGTCGTTACAATGCAACACGGGTTTGCATTCTTGAAAGAGTAGACGATGACTGGTATGCACTTTACGATTTTGTGCCGGGATCTGACCAGTATTCGAACAGAAGTGACACGCCATGGAAGAAAGACGTAGAAATTCGATACGGGTGGCGCAATCACACTACCGAACGCAGAGCTGTCCCAATGACTCGCGACGAATATGCTGACTGGCGTATTCGCGTGGAACGAGAAAGAGTCGCTGACCTTTCTAAGTAATACAAGCGCCGATGGGGCGCAGTAGTAATCACACTGTCCTATCAGGACAAAACACAAAGGAGTTCCACAATGACAAATGCAACAGCAGCAACACCGCGCGAGGTTCGCGCATGGCTTCTAGCTCAGGATGAATTGCCTGAGGGTGTAACAGTCGGTGCTCGCGGTCGCCTTTCAACAGCGGCTAAGAATCACTTCACAGCAAAGACTGGTCAGGAAATCGTAGTACCTGAGGCACCTGCCGCCGAGTAATTCGGATAGATTAGATAGGGGGTCGGTTTCCTTTAGTAGGGAATCGGCCCCCTTTTCTTGTCTAAAAAGGAGGTGAATCAATGGCAGAAAGACCAGACAGAAATTGGAGAGAAGAAGAGGTTTTAAAACAGCTTAGACAATGCATTTTGTGTCCAGCATGTGGTGTATTAGTCGCGACTGAAGCAGGCATCAAATCACATACTCAATGGCATCAAGGAATTACCGACACGGTAAATGCAATCGACCAGAAATTCCAGCAAATCGATACCTATGTCCGTGGTGAAGGTGGGTTGGAATCTCAAATCATTAACAAATTCAATCAAACAGATCAGGCTACTGCACAGCTCAGAACCGATGCAACCAATGCCATCAATCAATTGCGAAACGATGCAACAGCCGCAATCAATTCTTTAAATCAAAGAGTGACCGCATTGGAGCAGGCATGAAAAATACAATAGCCGACTGGTATTGGGCAGAAAGAAATAGAGCAATCAAAAAGCACGGAGTCAAAAACACTCCGGCAAATAAGGAAATGCCACCCGAGCATAAATTGGTGATTGTCGCCGAGGAATTCGGGGAGGTTGCAAGAGCAATCACATACGACGAAGGCGATCCAGACCAATTGAAAAAGGAATTGATTCAATTAGGGACAATGGCATTCATGTGGGCACTCTCTTTGGTGTATTAGCGTAGAAAAAGTGGGGTGACTTAGTGAGCGATATCCATGAGTGGCTAGAGAGACTTTTCT